CAAAGAGCAATGTATGACCCATTTGAGGACATTGTAAAATTAAACTTACACGCTACTTATGGTGTGGGTGTATTCTCTGTTGACTCTTGGGTAGTTGCAGCATAAACTAATAAACCTTAAAATTAAAAACTGAAAAAAAAATGAGTTGTTATATAGAAAGTGGGTTTCAATTAGATTGTAGAAATGCAAGTACTGGTGGATTAAATGCGGTTTGGATTCTTGGAAATTCAGGAAATACAATTACTGCATGGACATCTAACGCAAATGAGCAAATCACTGCGGCATCAGGTTCTGGTGTATTTTACAAATTTGAACTTACAAAACAGGGGTCTTCATTTACTGAAGACATTGGTGTAAACACAACAGCGCAATCTGTTGTATTCCAACCAACATTGGTAATGAACTTACCAAGATTAAATTATGAATTACGTTTAGTATTCCAAAATTTAGTAAATCAAAATAATATATTCTTTATTGTCAAAGATAACAATGGTCAATATTGGTCAGGTGCATGGCAAAATGGAGCATTGGTTACCTCTGGTGGTCTTGCTACAGGACTTGCATACACAGACCTTAATGGTATGAGTGCATTGACTATCGTTGGTGGTGAACCAAATGCGACACAAGAAATCCTTGTGACTACTACTCTTGGAGCAGTATTTACAGGTATTACTGTATCTGCAGAATAATATTATTATAAATAAATTTGGGTACCCTTCAGCTTGGAGGGTGCCCTTTTTTTAAGCCAAGAACAAAAAAATGAAGTGGAACGGTAGAAGTTATAGACCATCAAATGCACAATTTATTACAAAGAAAAAACCTTTTGATTTTCAAGAAGCATTAAAACCATATGGTGAAAAAGAAATGCCGGTATGGAGTGCGATTGTTGCTGTGAATACGGAAAGTGAAAACATAATCCCAACAACACCAACACCAACCCCTTCTAATACGCCAACAGGAACTCCTGCTTCGACAACGACTCCTACACCGACAAATACTCCAAGTCCAACTAATACTCAAACTCCAACGAATACTACAACCCCAACCAATACTCAGACACCGACAAATACTCAAACTCCAACTAATACTCAAACTCCAACGAATACTACAACCCCAACCAATACTCAGACACCGACAAATACTCCAAGTCCATCAAGCCCTGCTTCAGGAACAACTGAAGCGAATACTTACTTATCCGCTGTAATTGCCGCAGGTGGAACTGGTATTAATTCAACCGTATCTGCAGCAACAACAACTTTATTTACAAGTATTATGTCCAATAATTTATGGGACAAAATTATTACTATGTATCCTATACTTGGTGGAACTGCCAATTCACATTCTGTTATGGGTAAAACCACAGGTTTGAGGACTATAACTTGGTATGGTGGAGTAACTCATGGAGTATCAGGAGCAACAGGTAATGGCGTAAATGGTTATGGTGATACAAACTTTGGATTTAATTCTACATCAGGTTATTCACAAAATAGCATACACTACGGAATATATGTAACCGTTGATGGTGGTGGAAGTAACACTTATGATTTTGGTTCTCATGCTAATACAGATACAGATTCAGGTATGTATGATTTGGCAGCAAGGAGAAGTAGTGGTTCAGCAATATTTGATTCACCATTTGCCGCAGGAGCAACAAGAATAACTGTTACAACTGCAACTCCAAGAGGTTTATTACTTGGAGTTCGTAGAGCGAGTACTGATAGACAATTATACAAAAATGGTTCGTCAATTGGAACTAATGTAACCTCAAATAACGACGCATTAAATAATATATCACCATATATATTTGGACAAAATCCAGGTGCTTCTGGAAGTATATTTTACTCAAATAACACAATCGGATTTGTTATTACAGGATTGGCGTTAAGTAACGCAGAAGTATCTACATTATCAACAATCATAAATACATTTATGACTTCATTAAACAGAAACACATATTAATATGTTAGTATCAATTTTAACAGAAAACCAAAAAGATAGTTTAGTAGGACAATTAGTCGCTCCTGATTGGTATTTTAATCCTATCCAAGAAATAGGAGGACAATGGATAATTTCCCAACAAGAGATTAATGGGTCAATTTACCCTGACCACCAATGGATAAAAGATTTACCATTAACAGAATGGACTGGCCCTTATATTCCAATTTCAGGAACAACAGGTTATGTTGGTTCATAAAAAAGTAATTGTTAATGGTGTTGAATATGAACACTACCAAATAAAAAAAATTGAATGGGACTTGGATACATTAAACATAGGGGTTGTTGTAATCTACTATGATAATCAAAACAAGTTTGGTTCAAGAATAAAAACACACTACTTCAATATTGGAGACGAGATTGATGTTAATGATTTAATAGAGAAAGTAAAAATAATACATGGGGAGAACATTCTTTAATAAAAAGTTTAGTGACTATTTGGGAGAACAAAGAGCAATAGATGATATTGTTTCATATTTTGTTGCTGAAATAAATCCCACTCCAACGCCAACTCCGTCAATAACTCCAAGTAAGACTCCTACCCAAACTCCAACACCTACTAATACACAAACGCCAACTCAAACTAATACTCAAACACAAACTCCAACACAAACTCCAACTCAAACTAAAACTCCAACTAATACACAAACAACAACACCTACTAATACCCCTTCTAATACGCCAACAGGGACTCCTGCTTCAACAACAACTCCTACACCAACAACAACCCAAACTCCAACCAATACTCCAACAAATACCCAAACTAATACTCAGACGCCAACAAATACTCAGACGCCAACATCAAACGCTGTGTGTCCTCAATATTTAACATTTACTGATTCACCATCAGGTTCGACTATTTCCTCAGGAAATTATTATAGAGTTACAAGTTATACAGGAGGTACGTTTAACGGTGCATGGCTAAATACAACACCAGCAACACCAATATTTACAACAGGAGCAGCTCCCGATGGTAATACTTATGCAATGTACGATATTCAATCAGGGTCTACTTGGTGGCAAATAGTATTTGTAAGTACTGTCGGTGGACCTGGTTCTTACACATTTGTTGAATCAAATGGAGCTAATTATGCTAACGGTGGTGTTGAAACTTTGTCTATAAGCATAGTGGGTGATGTACCAATTTCATCTGGTGGTTTATATTTTCCTCAATCAGGAACACTTAGTATTGGGACATTTACATATCCAGCAATTTGTCCAACCCCAACTCCTACGGTTACCCCTACAAATACTCCTACGGTTACCACAACAAATACAAGTACTCCAACACCGACCACTACTCAAACACCGACCACAAGTCCTGCAGCCTCATTATTATTTGATGTGTATAATAATGGTAGATTGGGTTATTCATTAAGAAAATTAAAAACAAGTTATAGTGGTAATTGTATTGAGGTTAGAAGGTCATCTGACAATACCACACAAAATATTGGATTTGTTAATAATGTTGTTGATACATCATCATTGTTGACATTTGTTGGTGCTGGTAATGGATTTGTAAAAACTTGGTATGACCAATCTGGTAACGCTGAAAATGCAATACAAACAACAAACGCTGAACAACCAATCATTGTTAGTGGTGGAACTATAATAACAAGTAATTCACTCACTTCATTAAGATGGAGTGGTTCAAACGGTTCAAATTTAACAACAACAACAACCATAGCTCAACCAGATAGTGTATTTTTAGTATCACACAATTTAAGCCCAAGTGATGGCGGAAGACATTTTTACGATAGTAATACAAGACAACTTGTAGGGTCAATTGGAGGTCCTGATGTAATAATGTATGCTGGTGGTGGTATTGTTACTGATGGTGCAATTCAAAATAATTTGGCGTTATATTCTACTATATTTGATGGTGCTTCATCATCATTAGAAGTAAATAATGGAACTACAACAACTGGTAATCCTGGAACTGCAGGTATTGGTTCGACATTATATTTAGGTAGTGGTGACCCTCCTGGAGGTTCTCAGGCACTTAACGGATTTTATAGTGAATTTGTTGTCTTTACTGGAAATAAAACAACTGACAAATCAGGCATAAAATCAGATATAATGACTTATTATTCTATTTAAAAAAAATGATATATTTAAATCAAGGTCAGAATAACGAAGCTGCTGCCATCTGTTCAAGAAACAAGTGGTTGACTGGTTCTGTGTCCTATCTTTGGTCAATGCAACATAAATTGTCACAAGAAAGATTTCGTTTCATACCTTATTTAGTTCCGTCAACAGCTTCATTTAGTCCACCTTATGACCTATTTTGTATAAACATTGATGATTCAATTCCTGAAGTATTAACAGGGGCAACCTCATGTGGTCAAACCAATGTTCATTTGATACCAGGTGAATATGACCTCAAGGTATATGAGCAATCTTTTGCTCTCTCAGGTAATACGAATCCTCAATATGCATACGATGTGGTATATGAGACACTGGTGAATGTGGTAGGGGTTAATGGTTATGACCCTACCGTTTGGTCGGGAACATCAAATACTTATATTGTGTATAATCCGAATAACGATTAAAATATATGAAAATTAGTCAAATGAACTTTGCCGTAGACAACGTAGACCGTTGGGTAGAGAAAATGTATAAGAACGAACCATTTGTAAGATGGGGTTTAGATAACATGGAAGTGGAGAGATTGTATTGGTATACAGATTTCTCACCAATACATAATGCTTGTATTCGTGCCAAAGTTAATAATGCTGCAGGTCGTGGATTTACTAATGATTATCAAATTAATACCAAAGAATCTTTAAATGATGTTTTAAAACAAATGTTATTTGAGTATGTCGTTACAGGTAATCTCTTCTTGGAACTGGTATGGAAAAAAGACAGGAGACAAGGTATTTCAGGTTTCCATGTTATTCCATCAAAATACATGAGAGCCAAACAACCAAAAGATAATGAACTATATTCTGACACTTGGTTCTATTGTCATGATTGGGCTACATGGAAAAAGGCAGGAATTGTTGAACTAAAAGAGTTTGACCCAAATTCTTATGATGACAGACAAATTATTGCAATCAAACAATATCAACCTGGTTACATTTATTATGGGTCAGCTGACTATGCCTCAAGTCTATTGGATATTCGTTTATCTCGTGCAATCTCTGAACATAATCTTCACAACATTTATAATGGAGCATCACCTTCACTTTGGGTTCACTTACCTGAACAAGGTCCTGACTCACAAAATGACCAAGAGAACATCTTAAAGAGATTGGAAGAAAGATATGTTGGTTCATCAAATGCTGGTCGTATCATTGTAAGTTGGGGAGGACCTGAAGGTGAGAAACCTGAGATTACTCAAATCCAATCAAATCTTCAAGCAGGAATGTTTTCAGAGATATTTGCTTTGGTTCGTGAGAACATCTTGGCAGGACATCAGATACCTGACGCATCACTATTGGGATTACCTCAACCATCAGGATTCTCAAGTCAGGCAGACCAACTTGAAACTGCTCACAAACTATTTATGAGCACAACAATAAAACCACTTCAACAATTTTTAATTCGTGAGTTAAAACCAATTTTAGAATTGATGCATCCGAATGAAGAAATTAACTTGGAGATTGAACAAAACCAATTATTATCGTAATGAATTATAATGTCCTTTTAATATCAGAACAGAAGTTAAAGTCACAGAGTCCCATTGACCCCAATGTTGATTCTGATGAGTTACGTTATGGAATACAACAGGCACAAAATATATATATTCAAGAGACACTTGGAACAAACTTTTATACTGAGATTTTAAATCAGGTAGAAGATGGTTCAATTTCATTATCCGCCAATACTTACAATAAGGAGTTGTTAGACAACTTTATTCAACCTACCTTAGTTGCCTATTCCTACTACATTATCTTGGATAATATGTTTGTTAAATTGGTGAATGTGGGTCTTCAACAATTCCGTTCAGAACAATCAAATCCAATTGGAATAAAAGAGTTTCAATATTTAAAAGACCAAGCAAGAGACAGAGCACAATTTTTAGATAACTTGTTAAGAAGACATTTGGTATTTAATAATTGGAAGTATCCAAGTTACACACAAGTTCTTAACAATGGACAGTTGATACCAGAATTTGGTTCTCCATTTAGAACATCATTAATTCTACCAACAAATAACAGGTATAATTATTATGGAGTTAATAGTCCACTAAACTCATTATTTAATTGTTCTATACCCTGGTGGTATGGGGGCAGACGTTCAGGTGAGTAGGATGGATAGAGATACTAGTATAGCAAATATAGTAACGATGAGTGCAGTAGGCGTTAGTTTTATGTCCACCATTCAAATATTAACTGTAGTATCTTTATTGACTGCGGTAACTTTAAATCTAATTCTTATATACAAACAATTTAAGAAAAAAGATTAATTCAAGTTTTATTTTGATTTAAAGGTTTTGTTGTAGTACTCTTCTGATGAATTGTAATCCCCTTTAGTAAGTGAATTATACCAAGCATTACTAATCTGTTCTTTCTCCATTTTTTTAGCTTGTTGAAAAATATCACTTGTTATTCTATCAATAAATAACTTTCCATTCGAATCTTTATTCCAACTTAATTTTTCTGAACATAATTGTTCAAATAACCATTCTACTGAGGTCTGTTTCATATTACCAATATTTAATTAAAAAATGTATTATTATGTACCAAAATATAATTCCTAAAACAGGATAAATTAGACACTTCATTTTTTCTTTGGTAAAACTTTAGAAGATTTCTCTTTTAACATTACATATAAATCCAATTCTTTTTGAAACTTTTGTTTCTGTAGAA